GTTTCAAATAAATCATTAAAACCCCACCCTGTTCCAACAAGAGGAGATTCCCTTTCATAAGCCCATCCGCCACCCCATCTCAAATCTTTTGTTGCTGATGTTGTAGGTGCTTCATCAAAACTTGAACAATAAGGATAACTAAAATTTTGTTGTACTGTTTGATTAACTCCATCATACCACGATATTACTGCTCCTATGTTTGTTGTTGAGCCTGAATAAAAAAACATTTTAGGTTTGGTAGTAGTAGGTTTGTATTGTCCATCATCAATCTCATAATTTCTATGAATTAAAAACTTATCGTATTCACTTGCTAACTCCCAATCAGAATCTAATTGCCGTGGAATAAAAGGAGAAAATACTGGTTCATTAGTTAATGCTCCTTCTTTTGCAAAATCTTTTCCTTCTGTTGTTTTTTCAAAATGTCCATATACGTGCCCAAATGCTTTTTGATGATAGGCGTTTATTGAATCATCATCTTCTGCATCTGCAAACTCAATAGATTGATTCATTAATTCATTGGTAAATTTAACACTAACCTCTTTTGAAGTATCAAGTTTATCTTCCCAATCCTTTTGACTTCCTGCTTCTATGTAATCTATAAAAGGTTCTATAATTAAATGTTTTTCTTGTTCAGGACTTGGAATAACACAAAGGTTAAATCTTTGAATAATATCTTTTAAAAATTTATCTTGGTCTATATCAGGTAAGCAATCAGGAATATAAACAGTTACATTTTCTGGTTTTGTATTTGAGCCTAATAGTTCAAAATACGAACCAATGTTTGTTGTGCTAACATAGGGCATAATATGAGTAGTAACAGTTGCTCCAAGGTCATTTTCAGAATTCAATTTTACTTTCATATAAACAGTATCTCCAACCTCTAAATCTAATCCACTCCACTCATCTGTAACATCACTCTCATTATTGGTAGATGCAGATGCTCCTGCTCCCCATTTTGTATGTTGTTCTATCTCCATTCCATTATGATAGAGCCATACATACACACCAGGAATGTCTGTTGTTGCTCCTGATGCAATTGTTTTCAATCTCAATTTATAAGCAAACTTATAGTTTCCTGGAACAGTGCAAGTAAAGTGATGTTGTGTTGTTGACCAAGCTCCATCAATATCATAAAAAATAGAGGGACTTGGAGTCTCTTTATTAAAAGTGATTATTGGTTCAGGTGCTGTTCCTGATAGCACCATATTGTTTGTCATTCCAATTTTACACCCACCAATAGGGTCAACAGGAAATTCCTCGTTTTCTGTTGCTAATAAAGCAAACAACTTTCCAAAGTAAGTTGAATCAATAAAAGTTGATGTATAAGAAAATCCTGCTTTTTTTAGTATTTGTTGGAATATGGTTTTTATTTTTATTGCAGGTCTTTGTTGCCAAGGTCTTAACATTACATCTTTATAAAGAGGACTGTTATTTATTAAGAATTGAGGTAAGTATGGTAAAGTTAAACTTTCTCCTGAACCACCAAAAGGTAAGTTAGTTCTTGCATAATCTACAATTGGATAAAGGATATCAGATATTGTATCTCCTGCTGTGTTTGTTAGAGAACCTGTCCAAGATGCAACTATATTTGTATATGTAATTTTGTGATTCCAAGTTGTCAATAATGTTTCATCATCTGTATCTGTAAAAGCATCTTTTAGTTTACCTTCTTTCGCCATAAGAAACAAATCTCCTCCCTCTCCAAATACTACAACCTCATATAATTTTGCCTTTGTTAATATGTTTTTAATCTGCAACACCCCTGTTAATTGAGTAATACCATTAACAAGAATTTGTGCTTTTGTTTTTAATTGTGGATTGAAAGTTGACGCATCTAAATTTACCTCAAATAAATTTTCAAAAAATTGATTATTTGTTTGTGTGAATGGTAGTTTAAAGGTATGTGAATAAGATGAGTTTCTTTTTGATGGGTCTCGCACATCAGCAAATGAATAATTTGCAGAAATGCCAGGTGCCTTTTGAACATCTAAAAAAACAGGAGAGTCTGAACTTTGTCCGTATGCCGCTACCTGAATCATATTCCTACTCTTTGTTCTTTTGAATACTCATATTCCATTGTGTATTGTATTTTGCATTGGTCGTTAACTGATGTCTTTTTTACAAAAGTTGCAGATGTTATAACAACAGGAATAACATTTGGAGCATCGGCTGATATGGTTGTTCCTGTTGCTTGTGTGTATATATCTTGTTCAGTATCAATAAGATAGACATTATTAGATGTAAACAAACCCTCTAACCACTCTGCTTGTATTTCTGAAAGGTAATCTGTATTTGCACTTTCTGAATATACTGCATCTGCTTTGAGTGTTTTTGAACCTCTGTCAAAACTATTTTCAGCATAAGTTGCTGCATTAAAAGTTCCAAGAGGCTCTTTCATTTTTGTTCTTTTTATGTTTAATGTTTTTACATCTTTTTTCTTAAATGAAAAATAATCCCACCCTCCTAATCTATTCAACCAAGCAAATTGTTTCATTGGATATTTACAATCGTTACCATCTAATTCAAATCTATATTTAGTTGTCTTTTGGGTATCAGAAGCATTTGTTCCAAACACCTCATAATAAGCAGCAGTTGCGTGTCCACTTATTTGCATATCAGATACAAGAGTTTGAATGTTTAAGTTCTTAACTCCTACTCCTACAAAAAGTAATCTTTCAGGGTCAGTATCTACTTCGCTTGATGGATTGGCTCCTCCATTTGCAGTTAAGTTTTCAAAGTAATCATTTGAATTTAATTTCACTCCTGATGAATTAAAAATTTGAACGTATAATCTATTAATTTGACAAGTAGCAGAATCATTTAAAAAAGTCATTGTTCTCCATTCATTGTTTGATACCTTTATTGTCTGTCCTTGTATTGAATAATCAGGCATATAAGTTAAAAATCTTTTTGTTGTTCCATTAGATATGAAATCTCCAAAGGCATAATTGACTCCTGCATTGTATGGAACAGATGCTTGAAAAGCATATCTTGCTGTCTCTGTGTGTCGGTCTGCGTGGACGGTTGGGGAGCCTGTTGCTGTGGTTGCAAATTCTTCTCCAAACTTACAAATCACAGTTTCTAAACTTGAATCATTTAGTGAGAAAGGGTCTCCTAAATCGCCTAATGGTAATGTATGAATTGAATTAGTTGTGATTCCTTGATTAACTAATGTTGGATATAAAAACGAATTAACTATTCTTGATATGTCAAAGATTCCTACATTTTCAGCATTGGGTAATTGTTTCAATCTTGCTACTTTTGTTGAGCCACTTCCTGTATCAATATAGATATCACAGATGTATCTAAACTTCCAAACATCAGCATCTCCATTTGGATATATGTTTGCTGTTTCTGTATCAAATGCTGTAAATATAATTGGCTGTCCTGTTCCTACCAGGACATTTGGTTCTTGTGTTACTGAATATACACTCATTTTTTAATTATTTAATTGTTCTCTAAACTCTGCTTCTAATATCCTTTCCATATCATTTGCGTAAGCAGTTTCTACTTTGCTAACAAAATCTTGTTTAAAGTTATCTTCAAAAGCTTTTGTATAAAATAAAGTTCTTGGTAGTCCTTTATTAAATATGCTTTTTGCTATTGCAAATCCCAAAGATTTGTTAGTAATAAACCTTCCCTTTTTGTTTCTACCTTTTATCCCTTTTTTTTTAGCCCATTGTTCTAATAAAGACGGAGGGGGTATTTTTATTCTATAACTATATTTCGTTCCTGATATTCTCTTTTTAACTCCACTTACACCTTGGTCAACAAAATCTCCATAATCTGTGCTCCAAAATCTTAATACAAAATCATCTTGCTTTTGTAAAACATCTGCCCTCAACGACCTAAATAATTTTCCACCACCTTTTTTTAATCTTGACAAATTTCTTTTTGCATTTCCTATCACTCTATCTGCAAATTCTTTAAACACATTATCACACTCTTTGAACAAAGTTTTAGTGAATCTTCCCTTTGGGTCTCTTGTAAATAATCTACTCATTACGAAGTTGCTATTGGTGCTATACAAAGATTGTTCTCATTGTTGACTTCTATACTTATAGTTGAAGTCCACCCTGTTAATAAATTAGCAAATCGTTCTGTAAATGGGTCACAAGAAATAGGTAATTCTATTATGTATTCGTGTTTGTCTGCATCTGCTACAAATGAGCTTGATGATAGTATTTGTCTAAATTCTGAAACTACATCTTTCATCATTAATAATGTTTGAGAATAAGAATCGTTTATTCCTGTTCCATCATCTAATACTTGTGTAAGTATATAGATATCAAAGGAATAAGTTAATGTTCTCTCATCTATCGTTGCTGTATTGGGCTGTAAAAACAATAAAGGAAAATCTTGTTGGTCTAATTTATTTGGGTCAATTTCAGATATTTCTCCTGATTGAAATGCTTGTAGCTGATAATGTTTAGTAACTATGCTTTCAAATAAATCTACTATTTTCTTGAATGTAATCATTTTAATATAGTTTATGTTTTTGACAAACCTTTTGTAATTTTCTGTAAACAGATGGATTATTAAACTTGAACCAATCAAGCATTTTTTCTATTGCTTCTGGTATTCCTGAACCATATTTTTTTATATTAAACATTATTTAATTCTGTTAAGTTGTTGTCTTTCTTCTCTGTTTTTATCTTGTTCATAACTCAATGTATTCAACGCAAGTATTAATTGTTGTCTTTCAACCTGTTCAAATCTTGTAATATCTCCTCCTGCGAAATGGTAGATGATTTTGAACCAACCCCAGCCATCTTTTTCAATATCTCCGTCATCTGTAACTTCTCCTCTGGTTGGATAAAGTTTGGCATAATCTCTACTAATTCCGCGCCTAAACTCAAAAAAAAATTGGATGCTGAATAAACTACTTCCATTGATAAGTTTTTAAATTCTTCTGCTCTTTCTTTACTTGGCTCATAATCCTTTATAACATATTGCCCATCCTTTTCTTCTTCAATCTCTCTATAAAGTATAGATACTATCCAATGCATATTATCCCACATCTTATCTGCATCTGACAAATAATGCTCCAAGTCTGCATATTCCCCAATTGTAATATCATCAAGTCTTGGAATGAATCCGTATTTAATTTTATTGTGTTCAAATGTTGTTATAAGTGTGTTGGGAGTGATTTGCAATAAAGCGTAGATATCTTTTGCTATTTTTTTCATATCACTTATTTTCATCTTACAAGCAACATCAAATTTAATATCACAAAAAATTGAAATTAATTGTATCAGTCTTGTGGTTGGATTAAGTTCTTTTTTAAACTCTGCTGTGTAGTTTTGAAATTGGGTAAGTGTTATATCACTCCAAGATTCTGGTATTAATACTTTCATATTGTTTTATTATAAATATAAAAAAAGGGAAATCATTACATAATATAGTATTTGCCTGAATTATTAACATTTAATTTATTCAAACAAACATACCTTATTGAATCTAAACAATGGTTAAAGGCATCAACAGGTTTGTTTAATATCCTATTGTTTTTGTCTTGCATCCATTTATAGTTTCTTATCTCTTTAATTAAGTTTACACTCTTTTTAGTTATCTTTAATCTATATCGTTTCATTATATCAATTCCATTTTTAACACTATCAGCTCCTTTTTTTGCAGGTTTGATATTAAAACCTAAACGATATATTTCTTCAATTGATTTTGGCTCTGCTGAATCTGCTATAATTTCCTGTTGCCTATTTATATTAAAGTCAGTTAATCTCTTGCCAATATCCTGATTAGTTAATCCTTTTGTGTAAACTATTTCATTTAAGTATAAATTCAAATCGTGTCTATAAACTTCTATAATTGCAGTAGGGTCAGCACTAAAACCAAAGTCTAATCCATAAGCAATAAACTTTGCATTTTGAGGTATGCTGTCAACTAAATCATAATTCTTAAATATAGTCTGTTGGCTTACTCCCCTTTCTCCTAATCCATATACTCGCCAATAGTTCTCATCTAAATCTTTTAGCCTTTCAATCTCTTTAATTGTTTGGATATCTAAAAAAGGGTTGTCTTTATATGTTGATTTTATAAAAGTGCAATCCTCTCTTGGTAATACGTTTTCATATATCCAATGATACTCGTCACTTGGGTTGTAATCTAAAAATATCCTTTCTGTTGTTCTTAAAATAAGTTGTTGCCAGTCTTCAAAATGAAATTCATTTGCTTCGTTTATAAAAAGTATATTCCTTTTCCTACCTCTTATCTTTGTCGGCTCATCAACAGATATAAACTCAAATTCATTTCCGTTTAATATATAAGTCAAATTACCTTTACTATGCAAATCAATGCTGTATAATCCTAATTGCTCTACAATAGAAAAGAAATCTTTATAGGCGGTTGCTTTTAAACTTGGTAAGGTTTTACGACAAATGGTATATATCTTCCCTCTGCTCTCTAATGCAAGAGTGATTAAAAATTGGAGTATTGAAAAAGTTTTACTGCTTCTTGTTCCACCTTGATTAACTACTATCCTTGTTTTCGTCAGTGCGTTCTTCTCGTAAATCTGTGTTACCGCTAACTCCCTCTGTGTTTTTTGGTCTAATAACATTAATCTTTAATTCATTTAATTTGTCTCCCATTGTTGTAATATCTAATTTCTTACCAAACTCCTCTGCAAATTTCCTTTCCAATAACCAAGCACTACTTTGCCAATTCTCTGCTTTTGATATTTTTTGTATGTGAGTAAGTTTAAATTGTATTTTTGCTTTTTTATAAGTGTCCAAAAAGTCCAAATCATCTTTTATCTTTTTATAGAATATGCTTCTACTTATTCCTGCACTATCACAGGCATCATCATTATTTAATCCACTTGCTATTGCTTTAAGGACATTCTCCCATTGTTCTTTTTGTATCATATTATTTTATACTTTCTAAT